TGCTGGAGTATCTTGTTTAGATTATTTAGCGTTATATAAACGATTTACATTCAGTCAAAAATCTTCATACAGATTGGATGATATAGCAAATAGTGAATTAGGGATAAAGAAAATTTCTTATGAAGGAACACTTAATGATTTATATGAAAGTGATTTAAAAAGATTTGTTGAATATAATATTCATGACGTTAGATTAGTTAAAAAATTGAATGATAAGTTAGATTTTATTGATATAGCTAGAGGTATTTGTCATTTAGGTCATGTTCCTTATGAAGATATTCATATGTCAAGTAGATATCTTGAGGGTGCTATTTTGGTATATTTAAAAAAATTAGGTATAGTTGCTCCAAATAAAGATCCAAAGGGAAAAGAATTAATTAAGAAGGATGAAAAGTTTGTTGGTGCTTATGTTCAAGATCCACAAAGAGGTAGATATGAATGGGTTTATGATTTAGATATTACATCTATGTATCCATCTACAATTATGAGTTTAAATATATCACCAGAGACTAAGGTTGGAAAAGTAGATGGGTGGGATGCTAGAGAGTTTGTAACAGGTATAAATAAAACGTATACTCTTGTTAATAAAAATGGTAAAGAAGTTAAATTATCAGAGAAAAAATTAAAAGAATATTTAGATAATAATAATGTTTCAATTTCTACAAATGGAGTAATTTATAGAAATAATAAAAAAGGTTTAATTCCATCTCTACTTTCAACATGGTTTGATAAAAGAAGTGAATATAGAAAGCTTATGAAAAAGTTTGCAGATGAAGATGATATGGATAAGTATCACTATTTTAATAGAATGCAGTATATTCAAAAAGTTGTATTAAATTCATTGTATGGTGTATTAGGACTTCCCGTATTTCGTTTTTATGATTTGGATAATGCAGAAGCAGTTACTACTACTGGGCAGGAATTAATTAAGTATACAAAGGTTATTGGTAATCATTTTTATAACAATGAGTTAGGTGATGAAAAAGACTATTGTATTTATATTGATACTGATTCGGTATTCTTTTCTGCATTACCTTTAATTGAAAAAAGATTTCCAAATCAAAAATTAAGTGATGTAATGATGACTCAGAGAATTAGTGAGATTGCATCAGAAGTTCAAAGTTTTATTAATAGAATGTATGGTCAATTTTCAAAGAGATTTTGTAATATTGATAATCATAGATTTGAAATTAAGCAAGAAATTATAGCGAGATCTGGATTGTTTATTGTTAAGAAAAGATATGGAATGAAAATTATTAGTGATAATGGAGTTAAGGTTAATAAAATATTAATGAAGGGAATAGATACAGTTAGAAGCAATTTCCCTACAGCTCTTAGACTAATACTTAAAGAAGTTTTAGAAGATATATTATCGGATGTTCCAAAGGAAAAAATTGATGAAAGAATATTAAATTTTAAAGATAAAATGAAAACTATGGATATAGATGAAATAGCAACACCTACTACAGTAAAAGGTATGAGTAAATATTTGCAAGCAGATGAACAAAATACTTCTATGTTTTCAAGATATTATAAAGGAACTCCAGTTCACGTTAAAGCTGCACTTGCATACAATGATTTATTGAAACATTTTAAGAGAGATAAGAAGTATAGTAAGATAGAAAATATAAGTAAAATAAAATGGGTGTATTTAAAAAAGAATCAATATGGATTGGAAACTTTAGCGTACAAAGGTCATGAAGACCCTATAGAAATTTTGTCGTTTATAAGAGAAAGTGTTGATTATGATAAAATTTATAGTAAATCATTAAAGAAAAAAATAACTATGTTTTACGATACCATGGATTGGGGAGAACCAACTGATGCTAGTAAGACTATAGAAAGATTCTTTTAATTTTGAACAAACTCACTTATATATATGTATATATAGGTTATAATAATAAGGAGAATGAAAATGGAAAAACATAAATTAACTCGATTTATTGATAAATATCATTTGAGTGGTAACGTCAATTCTGTAATTTTAAATAGTAGTAAGAAAACTTTACAGACTAGGTTTATGACTGGAGACAAATCACTTTTAGGTGAATTATCAATGAACGGTTGGTCTTTTGAAGATATTAAACTTGGAGTTTATGATACAGAACAAATGGTCAAACTTTTAGGTGTATTATCTGATGAAGTTGAGTTGAATTTAATGAAAGCAGGAGATAAGGCTATAGCATTAAAAGTTGAAGATGGTAATGCTCATGTTAACTATATGTTATCAGACTTATCTGTAATTAATAATCCACCTGCATTAAAAGATCTTCCAGACTTTGGATTACAAATAAAAGTAGATAATACCTTTATTCAAAAGTTTATAGCTGGAAAATCTGCATTATCAGATACGGATAGTTTCACCGTTATTTCAGAAAATGATAAGGTTGAATTGGTTATAGGATATTCAAAAATAAATACTAACAGGGTTACAATTCCTGTAAGGACAGAAACTTATACTGAAATCAAAAAAGTTTCTTTTAACGCTGATTTATTTAGGGATGTATTAGTAGCAAATAAAGAATGTGAAAGTGCAGTACTTGAAATTAGTGAACAAGGGTTGGCACGTATAAATTTTAAAGTAGATGAATATAATGCTACTTATTATTTAGTTGCAATTACTGATGTTGACTAATGGAAGGTTATGTTGATACATCAAAAGTATCACTTAGATTAGTTTCAAAACCAATAGCTAGAAAGTTTATAGAGAAGAATCACTATAGTGGTAGATTATCTTCTTGTAGATATCCAATAGGTATATTTTATCAATCCGACAATGAACATAAGTTTTTTAATGAAAAAGAGGAAAAACTTATTGGATGTATTGCTTATGGATTTCCAATAGGTAGAAGAGTTCTTGGTTCTATATTTAAAAAGGATTTAGAACTTACTACTAAAAATATATTGGAACTAACTCGATTAGTTATTTATGATGATTATGGAAAAAACATAGAATCGTTTGTTATTTCACAATCGTTTAAATGGTTAAGGAAAAATGCTCCAGATGTAAAGGTATTAATATCATATGCCGATCCAGAACAGAATCATACTGGGAAAATATATCAAGCAACTAATTGGTTGTATCAAGGATGTGGTGATATTCAAATGGCACCTACGTTCAGTTTGAGAATAGAAGAAGATGGAGAGTGGATTCATAGTAGAACTGTTTATTCTATGTATGGTAGTAGTAATGCTGAACATTTAAAAAATCAAATTGGACATACTTTTTGGTTAAAGAAGGAAGCAGAAAAACATAGATATTTATTTTTTCTTGGTAGTAGAAAAGAAAAGAAACTATTTATTACTAACTTGAAACACCCTCTGTTACCTTATCCGAAAGAAGCTTTAAATAAAGCAGAAATTATTAAACACGAAGTAAACGAAAAAGGATTTTATGAAAAGTAATACCTTATGGGTAGAAAAGTATCGGCCCTCTTCTCTTGACTCTTACATTGGGAATGATCATCTCAAAAGTAAGGTCAAGGTGTATCTAGAGAGTGGAGACTTACCGCATCTTTTATTACATGGAAAGGCTGGTACGGGTAAGACCACTCTCGCAAAAATATTGATGAATAATATAGATTGTGATTATTTATATATTAATGCGAGTGATGAAAATAATGTAGAAACAGTTAGAACTAAAATTAAGAATTTCGCTTCTTCTGTTGGATTTAAAGATTACAAAATTGTTACGTTAGATGAGTGTGATTATATTACACCAAATGCACAGGCAGCTCTTCGTAACTTAATGGAAACTTTCTCGAGACATTGTAGATTTATTTTGACTTGTAACTTTGTTGAACGTATAATTGACCCTATACAAAGTAGGTGTCAATCCTTTCAAATAATTCCACCATCAAAGGGAGAAGTTGCTCAAAGAATGGTTCAGATTTTTGAAGAAGAAGAGGTTAAGTTTGACTTAGATGATTTAAAGATATTAATAAATTCAGGATATCCAGATATTCGTAGAGTTATTAATTCAGCACAACGGAGTGTTATTGATTATGAATTAAAGTTGGATAAAGATAGTATAATACAAAATGATTATAAATTAGAATTGTTAGAGATACTTAAAACGCAAGATAAAAAAAATGCATTTAAAAATATAAGACAGTTGGTAGCTGATTCACAAATTACAGATTTTGCTGATTTATTTAGATTGTTATATGATGAAGTTGATGGTTATGGAAAAGGTCATGTTGCAGAATGTATTTTAATAGTTGCGAAGTATGAGTTAAGTGATAGTCAGGTAGTTGATAAAGAAATCAATGCTATGGCTATGTTAATAGAACTATTGGGAGTAATAAAATAATGGACGAAAAATATTGGGGTGAAAAGAAAGCCCCACAAAAATCAGTACAAAAACCTAAAGCTGAAGAAAAACATATATCTGTACAAGAAAATAAAATTTATTATTATGCCAACGTAAATAGAGATAGTGTATCTGAACTTAATAAAAAAGTTGGTGAGATAGAATCTAAAAGTTTAACCCTTGCAAATAATTTAGATATAAATCCACCTTCAATTAAAATACTCATAAATTCAGGTGGTGGTTCAATTACCGCTGGTATTTCATCCATGGATACGATATTAAGATGTAAAGTTCCTGTTGAAACTTATGTAGATGGATTTTGTGCAAGTGCAGCTACTTTTATTTCAGTAGTGGGAAGTAAAAGATTTATGAGTAGAAATTCTTATATGTTGATACATCAATTATCTTCATCATTATGGGGAAAATATTCTGAAATAGAAGATGAGAAAAAGAATTTAGATTTAATGATGGAAACAATTAAAAATGTATATAAAGAATATACTAAAGTTCCAATGAGAAAAGTTGATGGAATATTGAAGCATGATTTACTATGGGATGCTAAAACGTGTTTAAAATATGGATTAATTGACGAAATAATTTAAGGAGA